TCGAGCAGGGCGAACAGGGCATCCACGCTGTAGCCACCAAGGATCCGTGGCATCTCGCGGGCCAGCCGTCGCCAGGCGCGGCGTTCGATGTAGCGCACCTTGCCAATCCACCTGGGCTCCAGGATCGCCAGCACCCGTGGTCGCCGTAGCCAGCTCTCCACCCTGGTGGCAGGGCAGCCCAGGATCTCGGCGACGCCGCCGGTGGTGACGACCGCGCCGGTGCGTGCGCTGGCCTGCAGGCCGATCCGCTGGATACGCATCAGGATCGCTTTCTCGCTGCGGCTGGGCCAGCCCAGGGCGGTGGCGCGGCGGCGCATGCGTGACAGCAGCTCGGGGAATGGCACATCACCGGCAAGCCGCTCCAGATACTCCGACTCCTCGGGGAGCCAGGCGGGGTACATGCTCACGCCACCAGCTCGAAGTCACCAGTTGTTGCAATGCACGGCGCTTTGTCCGGGTCAGGCTCTGGATCGTCCTGCTTGTGGAATGGAACGATGGTGCGCGTGCCGTAGCCATCGTCGTAAACGTCCTCGGCTGCGATAGCGATGCCCTGCCAGCCCAAAATCGTTGGGACCAGCAGGCGGAGCAAGTCGCCCTTACGGCAAAACAGGGTCATCGGTCAGCGGATGTAGATGTTTTGTCGCACGCAATCGTCAAGCTCAGCGGCAATGTTGCGCAGCTCACGGCGCGTGTAGTCGCTGGCGTCCCAGTGGTCTTGTGGTCCATCAAGGACGAATCCACGCCGCTTGTGGTTGGCCAATGCTTTGAGGGCAGCGGCAAGGCCTCTGATCTCCGACGGCATTGGCTGATCACCGCAGTTCTCGTCAATCAAGGCGTCAAGCACGGCCTTTGTTGGTGGCGATAGATCAGTCATTGCGACCTCTCCGAAAGCATGGTCTGCAGCTGGCGCAGAACATAGACGGCTTTGCCGTAGTCCCTGTATGTGTCCGGTCGTTCGCGCTTTGCGATCTCCTGCAGGTGCTCAACCGCTCTTGCGGCTGCGCCTAGACGTTCGCAAGCCTGGCGAAATGCCGACTCAAACAGCTCAGGTGATTTCGCGACTTCTGCGGTGGGTCGATACTGAGGCGCCTTGGTGCTGACGTTGACGTAGGCGGGCTCCGATCGGCGCTGTGCGGTCTCAGGCTGAACAACCTCCACCGTCTTGATCAAGTCACGGGCTTGGACGCAGCGGTAGGACTCAGCAGCGATGGCGTCATCCCACTCAAAAGCGGGGTGTAGCGGTGCGCCTTCCGGCCTTGCCTCATGAACAATGCCTTGGGGGTGAAGTTGGCCACGCTTTGTCTTGATGCGCTCCAGCTCCTCGCCTGCAAGTTGGGCGGTGATGGCATCTTCGTTAAACTCTTTGAAGCCCTTGGCAAACTGAAATTTGGTCATTGCTCTGTTTTGCAAGGAGAGGGCAACGCCCTCTCCAAGTGTGTTGACTGGCCGCGAACTCGTCGGACCTTGCGATTGCAGAACTCGCCTAGCCGGCGTTGCATCGCCTATCGCGGCGCTGCCACGTCGTTCCCGGTCACGCCTTGCCTGCAATGGGCTGGATTGCATCTGCAGTCCTGACCTTTTCGTTCCTTGCCTGCCGTGCCTGATTCTCGCCATCACACAACCTCAAACAGTCCATAGCCAAGTCCAGCGGACTCCTTTGAGTCTGGTCGGCCCTCGCCAATGCCGACCTGCAGTCCGACTCTGGCAATCAGATTAACAACATCACTGGCGGTCAGCATCCCGGCGTCGTAGCGGATACGCAATGTTGCCGCCCATTCCCGATACATCGGACGACAGCGCAAGTCGATAACGCCCGTCTTGTTTCTGACAGGCGCAACCCACTGCTCCGCCAATCCTTCGGTTAGTCGCACCAGCGGGGCGCCATCCACTCGGTCAAACCCGTCCTGCATCACCATGAAAGCGAGCTTGGCGTGTGTCATCTTGAAGCCACAAGCACGGCAAGCGCTGATTGCTCCATTGCGAAACGCGGCGGCGTGGATCCCATCCCATCCTTCGTCACTGATGTGCTTGGCGCCCTCAAACATTGCGTCAAAGTCCTTGGGCTCTCGCTTCTTGCGCGATCTAGCAGTGCTGCCGGCTTCTTGTGTCTCCCGAATTGCGGCCATGGCCTTTGCGCTGAATCGGTTGATCACCAGCGGAGTAGTTCCGCGCAGGTTGATCGCCAGATGCTGAAAGTTTGGCGGGGTGATGGCGACTTGAATTGATGCTTTGGTTGTCATGTCGTGGTGGTAAGTGAGCTAATTGGCGGTCGGCTGTTACATCACGCCACCACCCGCACCTGACCAGACCGCTCCCGCTTCGCCTCCCTGGCGGCCAGCACATGCCGGGCCCAGCCGCGCGGGTTCGCCATTCCCCTGCGGCGGCCGATGCGCACCAGGTCGTCGAAGGACTGGGCCGATGACTGCTCGGCGCGGCGGGCCTGGCGGGCGATGACCTCCTGCAGCTCCCCTTCGACGTGCTCCAGCTCCCGGCGCTCCGGCTGGAACTGGTGGCCGCACTCGGGGCACTGGGGCGCGCCGCTCGGCATCGCGGCGAAGCAGGCCGGGCACACCCTGACACTCGGGGCGGCCTCGCGTTGACGCTTCTGCACACCATCCAGCGTCCACTCCCGGTCATCGGTGGGCAGGCCGTGGCGCAGGGTGTTGCCGACGTGATCGAGCACGACGGCGTGCGTCTTCCCCGGGGCAGGCCGCAGGCAGCGGCCGATCATCTGCAGGTGCAGGCTCAGGGACTGGGTGGGGCGGAGCAGGATGCAGCCGGCGACGCTGGGCACGTCCACGCCTTCGCCGATCAGGCTGCAGCTGGTGAGCACCTTGATGGTGCCGGTTCCCAGCTGCTCCAGCAGCAGGCGCCGAGACGCGGCATCCATGCTGCCGTCGATGCTCGCGGCCGGGATGCCGTGGTCGTTGAACAGCTGGGCCACCGCCTCGGCATGCGCGACGCTGCAGCAGAACGCGATCGCGGTCTGGCCCTCCAGGTGCTGCCGGTAGTGGCTCAGCGGGCTGCCCATGGCCTGGCCGCTGCTGAGCATCTCGGCCGCCTGCTTCATGTCGTAGTCGCCCATCCGCTTCCGCAGGCCCTGCAGGGCGATGCCGGGTGGGGCGAGGATGCGGGCGGGAGACAGGAAGCCCTGCTCAGTGAGCCATGCAGCCGTCGGACCCATCACCATCGCGGTGAAGTAGCCGCCGTGGCCATCGCCCAGGCCGGCGCCATTGGTGCGGCACGGTGTCGCGGTCTTGCCGATCAGCAGGGCCCCGGGCCAGCGGTCGATGACCCGGCCCCAGGTGTTGCCGCAGCAGAGGTGGTGGGCCTCGTCCACGATGATGATGTCCGGCGGGAACATCCGATCCAGCCGGCGGATCACCGTCTGCACGCTGCCCACCTGCAGCAGCTTGCTGTTGTCCATGCTGCGGCCCGCGGCGATGACGCCATGCGGCACGCCCCAGGTGGTCGCCGTGTCGCTCAGCTGCTGGATCAGCTCAGCACGATGGGCCAGCACAAGCGTCCGGTTGCCCTTGGCCGCAGCGCTGGCCACCATCGCACCGATCGTGGTGCCCTTGCCCGCGCCGGTCGGCATCACGGCGACGATGCGCCGGTGGCCCTGGCGGACCGCGGCGCGGATGTCGGCGAGAAGCTGGTGCTGGTAGGGGCGGAGAGTTGGGGCCACTGCCGCTGTGCTGTGGTGGTGGTGTGAAGCTGCACCCGCTTGCATGCGCCCAATGGCAGGTCGACGCCCGTGGTGCCGGCGCATGTCCTCGACGGGACCCAATCAGCTGAGAGGCCTGACGTTCCACCGCCCGGTCCGGGCAGTGGCAGGCATCAGCAGGGAGCGGGTGGTGGCTCCGCAGCCACTGTAGCCGTTGCAGGTGCGAACCGGAAACAGTAGGGTGCACAAGCCCTCGCAGAGCATCTGCTGCATGACTGCAACAGCCCAGAGACCCGACCGCTACGCCACGGCAATCTCCCTGCCCCGGCACCTTGCCGATCACGTCGCAGAACAGGCCTCCGCTCGGGGTGTCTCCAGCGCTGACTACATCCGGCTGCTGATCTTCCGGGACATCGAAGCGGGCAAGCAGGAAGCCGACGCCGCCAAGGGCTGAGGCGATGACAACCACCAACAGCACAGCCCTTCATCTGACGGCTGAACAGATGGAGGCGGTTCAGGCTGCCATTCGGACCGCAGAGCAGGCCGGTCACATGTCACTGATCGGCCCTGCGGGCTGCGGGAAGACAACGACCATTAGGGCCATCGCCCAAGAGGCCGTCAGGCGCTGGCCCGGGAAGACGGTGCTCCTACTTGCTCCAACTCACAAGGCGAGGCAGCAATTTGCCGCCGCCAAGCTACCGCGTGGAGTTAACAGGCAAACTATTCAACGGTTCATCGGCGTCAACCCTTCAACATGGAGGGATGAAGACAAGTTCAATCTTGCCAATGATGGCGACCTGAGAAGGGTTGAAAGCGCAAGGACTATGTATTCCTTGGTGATCGTTGACGAGTCTTCAATGGTCTGCGGTCAATACGCCAAGAAGGCTCTCCAGATTTGCGCCGCTGCTCACGTTGGCATCGTCTTTTCAGGAGACCCGTACCAGCTTCCGCCAGTATCCAATAACGACAAGACTGAGGACGACCCGGAAGGGCCAGACGTTGAGGCAACGGAAAATACTCTTGCGGCAGAGTTTATTGATGCTCCCGTCAAGGTGCTGCTGACCGAGGTTCTCAGGCATGGCGGGCCGATTCTCCAGTATGCCACATATATCCGCAAGAACTGGGAGCTAGAGCATACCTTTCCGGCTGCGAGCGTCAAAGATTGCGCCTCTGAGATCAGGGTTTCGGCGGAACCGATGAGAGATTTTATCAATTACTACATGAATTTATATGATCAGCTTGGCTCTGGCCTTATTGACTATCAGGCTATTTACCGTCAATCCCCACGCGCGCTTTGCTACACCAATGGATCTGTGCACCGGTACACGCATCAACTTAGGCGTCAATCCCTAGGAGCTAGAGCTGGGAGTCAGTGGCTACCTGGCGAACTTGTTATGGTCAAGCATTACTGCGCTTGCGCCACGCCGCGATTCATTCCCTCTGCAACCGATGCCATTGTCACCGGTTCACATGTTGTCAACATTGACGAATCTTTCAACCTTTGCTGGAAGACAGCTAAGCTTAAGCGTGAGCGCTCTGAGACTCTCGTTTACAAGGCTCAGGCACAGATGCTTGAGCTGCGGCTGATCAGGCCAGACGGCTCAATTGACGAGAGCTGCCCTTATTCGGTTGGGACGCCTTTGATTGGAGACAAGGAATCTATAGAAGTCCATCAGTCCATAAAGAGAAAGCTGATTTCAACTGGCCTTTCCAGTGACCATGATTCATGGAAGTGGTTCAAGCGCATCAAGGACACATATAGAAACACGATTACATCTGCGTTTGTGATGACTGTTCACAGTTCACAGGGCTCCACATTCAGGGATGTTTTTGTCTGCCAAGACATTCTGCGGGCCGATAAAGATCGCAATTCATTGCTTTACGTTGCCGCTACTCGGGCAAGCCACTCCATTACCTTTGGCTGCCCATGACCGGCGCCAGCTCGTACACCGCCGCCCAGTGGCGCCGTGTGTTCACCGACCTGCTCGGGCTTCCGGCTGAGCTGTTAGACGACCAGTGGCGCGACTGCCCATGCTGCGGCAGCCCTAGTGACTTCAAGGGCCGGCAGTACGACAAAGGACTGCACTTGATCTGCAACAATTGCGGCGGGCTGGACGACAAGGGGGGACCGCTTGTCACACTGAGGCTTGCCGAGCGCATCCTCAGGGTTGATCGCCCCACGGCAAAGGCGCGGATTGCGGAGTTCCTGAGGGTTAAGTCCCAGCCTGGGGGCGACCTACTCCGGCAGTTGCAGCAGCTGCCCGACGACTGGGGGCTGGTCGCCGTCGGGGCGAACAAGCGCGCCTACATGGACGCCTGGCAGCGGACACCACTGAGCAAGGCCGCCGTTGCCGCTGAGATCCGCAACGGCGACGCCAAGGCCGTCGGTGTGCTCTGTGGCCCCCTATCCGGTGGCCTGCTGTTCGTTGATCACGACGGCATTAGTGCCACCCAGAAACTCGAAGAGCTCGGCTTGCCACTGCGCGATCTGCCGAAATCGCCATGCGTCACCTCAGGCAAGGACGGGCGCTTTCAGATCATCTACCGCGTCCCTGAGCAGTACTGGTCCGCGATGCGTGGCCAGCGGGTCTTCAAGACCGGAAAGACCGACGCCAACGGCAAAGCCGAGCAGCTCGATCTCCGCTGGAGTGGCCACCAGTCCATTGTCATCGGCGCTCATCCAGAAACCTCGGGCTACTATTGGCTGCAGGACCGCAGCCCTGCAGATCAGCCCATTGCCGAGGCGCCGCTGGGGCTGATCGAGCTACTCCTGCGCGAGCCAGAGCCCGACCCGGCGCCGCTGCTGCGGGCGCGGCCTGCGTCGCCTCGCTACGCCGACCCGCTGCCACTGATGGAGTTTATCAGTCGCGACAGCCGCGCCCTGGTGGAATCCGGCGGCGCCCCCGGCAGCTGGAACGACGATCAGCTCAAGCTGGCCTTGGATCTGGTTGGCACCGAAGCGTGGATCCAGCAGCAGGGCTACGACACCGACATCAGCGCACGCGAGGCCTTCGGCCACCACATCAGCGCTGCACGCGGCAAGGCCAAGGACTTCTCCGAACGCAAGGCCTGGGCACGGTTTGATGGTGCGCTCAAGCGCGACCCGCAGCCCAGTACACCCGCCAGCAAACTTCAAGACCGACTGCGCTTTCACGCTGGGCCCAAGCGCGAAGCGACCCCAGCGCAGCACGTCACCAGCACCGCCACGGCACCAGAGCCGCAGCAGCGAAAGGGGAAGGCCGCAACGGCCCCCAAGAGCTCCAAGGGATCACTCAGGAAGTTAGAGGCCAATGAGCTTTTGTCAGATCTCCGCGAACAGGCCAAAGATAATCAGTCAATTCGGTGGAATACTTTTTCTCAGCAGATTGAGATTGATGGTGCCATCCTAGAAGATGCTGAGCACTTCTACCTTGATCTTGCAGACGACGGGAAGAAGGTCGGGAAGGAGCTGGCCCTTGATTGCCTGATCAAGGTCGCGCGGGAGCACCCGTACGACCCCGTACGGATGTACCTGGAGCACGTCGCTGCCACTGTCGACCCGTGCCCGATTGATCGACTCGCCAGCAGCTACCTGCGACCCGACGACCCGAAGGACGCGCCGCCCAGCATCTATGACCACATGCTCAAGGCCACGCTGATCGGCGCCGTGCGCCGTGTCTTCGAGCCTGGCTGCAAGCACGACACCGCCTGCGTCCTGACCGGCGACCAGGGCGCCAGGAAGTCGTCGTTCTGGTCAGTCCTAGGCGGCGCCTTCTACAGCGCCAGTCTCGGCGACATCAGCGACAAAGACGACCTGCTGAAGCTGCACCGCTCCTGGATCATGGAGTGGGCCGAGCTGGATCACATCACCGGCCGCAAGCACGCCGGGCAGGTCAAGTCGTTCCTGTCGCAGGGGACCGACATGTTCCGCGTGCCATATGGCAAGGCAGTTGAGGAGTTTCCGCGGCGCGGCATCATCGTCGGCTCTACCAACCGGGCCATCGGCTTTCTTCAGGACGACACAGGTAACCGCCGTTTCTGGGTCATCCCCACCACCTGCACCGAAGCCAACCCGATCGACACGCCCACGCTCCTGGCGGATCGGGATGCAATCCTCTCCGGCGCCGTGCACGCCTACCGGGCCGGAGAGCTCAACTATCTGCCGCCCGAGCTGGCCCAGAAGGTCAGCGAAGAGAACGAGGCCTACCAGCTGGAGCATCCATGGGCGTCTCCCATTCGAGCGTGGCTGTCAAAGCCGAAGACCCAGCTGGAGCCCATCACTACGGAGCGGGCACTCAAGGAAGCCGTTGAGCGGCCCACGGAGCGCCAGACCCGGGCCGATCAGATGGCGGTCGCCGACATCCTGCGCAGCGAAGGGCTGGAGAAGCGACGCGTTCGCCACGACAGCACCCTGCTGTGGGCATGGGGCTGGCCGCAGGCCTGAGGCTGTTCCATCCGTTCCAAGCTCTGTTCTGACCTTGGTGCGGCAGGTTGGAACACCGAGACCCGCTGTGGCGCAGTGCGTTTGCCGACCTGTTCTAACTGTTCTAACCTATTGATGATAATGATTATTAAAAGGGAGAGAAGGGGAACAGGGGGGTATACGGAAGGTTTGAAAACGCCCTCTCAGGTCGGAACGTTGGAACGCCCCGGGCCAGATCCACTGCGCCACGGCCGACTGGGCTGTTCCAAGCTCTCCGGTGCCGGGATGGAACAGGACCGTCAGCCGTTCCCGTTGCGCAACCACACCGCAGGGCCCTAAGCTGTCCCCGTTGCGATCCCGTATCCGCGTGGCTGGTGGCCGGCCCACTGCACTGACATCCGACGCCGTGCGGATCGCCAGCGTCATGGCTGCTCAGGGCTTGCCGCTTGACATGATCGCGGACGCCATCGGCGTGCATCGCAAGACCTGCCACCGCTGGGTCCGTGAAGCTGAAGATGAAGACGCCGATGAACTCAAGGTGCGGTTTCGCGCCGCTGTGTTTGAGGCCTATCGCAACACAGCCGCAGAAATGCTTGGCTGCGTCACCAAATCCGCCAACGACGGCAACACCTGGGCAGCAACCTGGATGCTCACCCATCACCCTGCGCTGCGCGATCAGTTCAGCGATGCCGCCGCTGATCGTCGCGTTGAACGCCGCACCATGAGCGCCGTGGTGGATGCCATCGCTGCTGCTGGCCTGCCGGTGGAGCAGGAGCGGACGGTGCTGCTGCAGCTGCAGGCCCGCGGGCTCGGTGGCAAGGCCGATGCCGACAGTTGACGTCGAATCCCGCATGGCACTGCTGGCCCTGAGCCAGCAGGCCACCTCTATCGCCCCACAAGCCCCCTACGACCGGTCCTTCGGTGACTACATCGCCACCGTCTTCCCGCCGTTCCCCTTCACCCGTCACACCACCCGGCTGGTGGCCATCGCGCAGCGCGTTGCCGATGGTGAGCTCCCCCGCCTGATGGTGGAACTGCCGCCTCGGCACTACAAGTCCACGATCTTCTCCCGCTTCCTGCCCGGCTACTTCCTGCGCCGCAACCCCTCGAAGACCTGGGGCCAGGGCGCCAACACCCAGACGCTCGCCGCGGAGTTCGGTGAGGCCGCTCGCGATTACTTCCTCGCCTCCGGCGGCAGCCTGCACCCCAGTAGCACCGGCAAGGACCGCTGGAAGACTGCCGGTGGCCTCGGTGGATTCTGGGCTGCTGGTGTCGGCAAGGGCACCGGCCTGCCGGCTGACTTCCTGAATGTTGACGACCCGATCAAGGGCCGCGAGGAAGCCGAAAGCGCCGCCTACCGCCGGCAGCTCTACAACTGGTGGAGCACGGTGCTCAACACCCGGGAGGAGCCCGGTGGCATCAAGCTGATCACCCACACCCGCTGGGCTGAGGCGGACCTGATCGGCTGGCTGCTGACCCAGGTGGAGCAGCTCGAGCGGGACGGCAACGGCGACGCCGCTGAGCCCTGGCATGTGATCAGCCTGCCGCTGATCGCCGAGCCGATCGTCAAGCCCCTGCCGTCACTGGTGACCCGTGAGGCGGATGATCGCGAGCCCGGTCAGGCGCTGGATCCCACCCGCTACGACGAGGAGTGGGCCCGCAAGAAGCGGCTCAACACGCCCGATCGGGACTGGGAAGCGCTCTACCAGCAGCGGCCGACCCCGGGCAAAGGGACGATCTTCACCGCCGAGATGTTCCGGTACTGGGGCACCACCGAGCGGCCCGGTGAGTTCGGTGATGCGATCCTGCCGGCCCGGTTCGTGCGGCGCATGGCCTCACTGGACTGCACCTTCAAGGACAGCGCCGGCACCGACATGGTGGCGATGACGCTCTGGGGCCAGGACGACGCGGGCCTGTGGCTGCTGGACCTGATCAATCAGCGGCTCGACTTCGCGGCCACCATGGACACCATCGCGGCGCTGTGGCCCGTCTGGCAGTTCGGTGAGCTGCTGGTGGAGGACAAGGCCAACGGCCCGGCGGTGATCAGCACCCTGAAGCGCGCTGCAGCCGGCTTCACGGTGCATGCCGTCAACCCGATCGGCGGGAAGGTGAGCAGGGCGAACGCAGCGACTCCGCAGTTCAATCAGGGCCGTGTGTTCCTGCCGCGCCGCCATGCGTTGACGCCGGTGCTGACCAGCCAGCTGGTGAAGTTCCCGGGCGACACGTTCGACGACCTCGTCGACAGCGTGAGCCAGCTGGTGAACTTCGCCCAGGGCACCGGCCCCATGCGCGTCAGCACCGCCCACTACGGCCACGCCGTCGAGGCCCCGGGCCCCAGCGACCCGCTAGCCACCAGCAAGCCTGCGCGGCGCCTGGCGGCCGTGCCGGGGTTTCGATGATGACCACCCACCACGACACCATGAACAACCTGAGGAACGCCGAAAGGCTTCACGACAAGCTTCGTCGGCATCTTTACGCTTTTGCCAATGACTATCCGGTCACCTGCATTGAGGCGGTTGGCGTTTTGCATCACCTCGCCGATGAGGTGAGCACCGCTGATCTCGTCCGTGATGGCCTTTTGGCGCCTGGCGATGACTGGGACGAAGGGGAGCTGACCGCATGATCCCGTTCAACCTCAGCGCCCTAGCGCGCCTCTCCGCAGCCCTGCAGCTGCCGCCCATGACCACCGACCTGACGATCAGCATCCCTGCCGGCGGCGTGGCGGAGATGACCATTCGGCGGCTGCTCTCCGAAGAGGAGCTTGACGCCCTAGCCGAGTGGTACGTCACCGAAGGGATCGACCGGTTCCAGCACGGCGAGACGACCTACACGCTGGAGCCGCGGGAGCGGCCGGAGGTGCAGTCGTGAGCCCCTGCAGATGGATCACCAACCCCAGCACCCTCTGGGTCATCGGCAACGTTCTGCGCAAGTATCGCCGCGGCCTGCGGCAGGGCTCGCCGCTGCCGCCCGGCGGGGATGTGGCGGTGGCTAAGCCTGCTGACGATGACCGGGAGACGTTCATGCCGGGCCGGCGGCCCCTGCGCGTCCACTGGCTCGGCTACAGGCCGGAGCCGCGGCGCCTGGATGACGAACCGCCCGGCCCGGCTGATCTCGATCGGCATGGCCGCTGCTGGTTCTGGATGGGCACGCCTCATGCCGGTGAGCCCTGCGGCTCGGCTTGGCGGCTGAGCCGGCCTTCCCCGATCTGGATTGGCGGATCCTGGCTCCCCTGCTCGGCCATCGCCGACCCCAGCGCCGAGCCATGACCACCACCGCCCCACCCCGCCGCCGCAAGCCCCGCCAGGAGCCCCAGGCGATGGATCCCAGCGTGCAGGGCTTCCCGCCGCCCACGGCCGTCTCCGAGGAGCTGATCGCCGCAAACCTGGGCCTCGCGCGGCAGGCTGCCTGGCGGTTCCACAGGAAGACCGGCCAGCCGTACGACGACCTGGAGGCGGTGGCGTTCGTGGGGCTGATCCGGGGCTGCAGGCGGTATGACCCGGAGCGGGTGAATCCGGGCAACGGGAAGCCCTATGCGATCTCGACCGTGGTCTGCCCGTTCATCACCGGCGAGATCCTGCACTGGTTCCGAGACAAGGGCCACACGATCAAGTTCCCCAGCCGCTGGAGAGAACAATGGGGCAAGGTGCAGCGGCTGATGGCTGATCCCAACGTCTCCGCCGAGCAGGTGGCGGAGCAGGCCGGCATGAGCACCGCGGAGCTCGCTGAGATGCTCGGCGCCATGACCGGCGTCTCCTGCCTCGATGACCTGCACGGCGTTGACGGCTGCGATGACCCCGAGCCCGAGGATGACCGCCTCGCGCCGCTGCAGGCGCTGGTGCAGCAGGCCTGGGGCAATCTGCACTCGGCCGATCAGGGCCTGCTGCTGAGCTGGTGGGCGCAGCCCCGCCGGCTGGCGTTCCCGCAGGGCCCGGTGCGGCAGTATCACGGCCGGCTGAAAGCGCTGCTGCAGGGCCGCAGGCTGTCGGAGGTGATGCAGCTGGGACTGGGCTTGCAGGTGCCGGTCGTGGCGGTGGAGAAGCAGCCCAGGGCGAAGCGGAGCAAGCGGGAGCTGCAGGATGCAGCGGTTCAGCTGGGGCTGCTGGTGGCATAGGCCTACCCTGAACCCAGGGCAGACAGCTGCTGCTCAACTACCACCACCCACCACCATGAACCGCTATACCGCTATTGCCGGCGCTGCCGGCTTGATGCTTGCGATCGGGGCCTGCCGCGGCGCGTTGTCGCAGCAGGATCTATCGGGCTACTCGGTTGAGATCGACAGCCTGAATCGCATCGAAGCGATGAACAAGACGGGATCCGATGCCTTCACATCAATGGGCAACGACTCCGAAGCGCAGCGCTTCCTGGAGATCTCAACCCGGACCGCTGCGCGCGCCAGATGCCTGAAGCGGCAGCGGGAGGAGCGCATCCCGTACGTCGAGGCCGCCAAGGCATGTCGGCAGCAGGTGCCGATCCCTGGCGTTGATGACTGACCGGAAACCTTCCAGCAGAAGCCTTGCGGCGTGCTGGTGAAGACGGAACTCGATCACCCGACAGACGATCCATCCCTGCCCAGTTACCGGCATCCCATGCTGCGTGAGCTGGGTGAGGATCTGCAGCGCGCCTACGACGCCTACCACTGCCTGCGCGGCTGCAAGGATCGCTACCTGCCCCAGGAGCCGAAGGAACCCGACGACGCCTACAAGGCCCGGCTCGGTCGCTCCACCTTCTCGGACTTCTACCGCAGCAGCATCACCGCCTTCGCTGGTGTGCTGTCGAAGTTCAGCCTGATCGAGCCGCCCGAGAGCCTGGAGGACGCCAGCGACAACATCGACCTTGAGGGCAACAGCCTCACGGCCTGGTGGCAGCAGGTGGACAGCTGGATGCTGCGGGATGGCGGCGTGGCGCTCTGCGTCGAGATGCCCGACGGCCTGCCCGGCAGCGCCGCTGAGGAGGTCGCGATGGGTCGCCGGCCGTACCTGCTGGCGCGGCCCCGGTCGAAGGTGCTCAACTGGCGCGTCAGCGTGACCGATGGCGTCGAGACGCTGGAGCGCTGCACCCTGCTGGAGCTCACCGAGGAGCCCGATGGTGATTTCGGCGTGAAGATGGTGCCGCGCTACCGGGTGATCGGTCGCGGCGAGTGGATGCTGTTCGAGATCGAGCGCAACGCCTCGAACGATCTCACCGCCGTGATGGTGGATCAGGGCCAGTACCTCGGCGCCAACGGCCAGCCGCTGCCGATCGTGCCGGTGGTCTGGTACGCCTCCGACCAGGCCGGCTTCGGGCAGGGAGAGCTGCCACTGCGGCAGGTGGTGGAGCACAGCATCGAGCACTACCAGCAGCGATCAGACCTGCGGGAGAAGACCCACCGCCTGGCCCTGCCGGTGCCGGTGCGAATCGGCGCCACGCCACCTGCCCCGGGTGAGGCGCGGCGTGCTGTGGTGCTGGGCCCCAACAGCATCATCGACCTGGATCCCGGCGGATCGTTCAGCTTCGCCGAGCCAAGCTGCGCCAGCCTGGGGGAGCAGCGCGCGCAGATCGCTGAGGTTGAGAAGCTGATCAGCCGCCAGACGCTCGGCTTCCTGTACGGCGACCCCGGCGGCAACAAGACCGCGACGCAGGCGGGCCTGGAGTCAGCGCAGACCGAGAGCACGATCACCCGCATCGCGCAGCGCAAGAGCAGCGCCATGCAGTCGCTGATGCAGATCTGGACGCTCTACACCGGCGAGGAGCTGGAGCCTGGCGCTGGCCTGAGCATGGCGTCATCGCTGTTCGAGCGGCCGATGGAAGCCGCAGATGTGTCGCAGCTGCAGCAGCTGACTGGTGGCGACAAGCTCGTCAGCCGCCAGAGCGCGATCGAGGAGCTGCAGCGCCGCGGCAAGCTCACCGTCACCACCAGCCCGGAGGAGGAGCTGGAGCGGATCCGGGAGGAGGAGCCTGAGCCGGCGGATCCGATCGACCTGAACGACCTGGGCCGGCTGCTGCCGCCGCCGCGGGTGCCGGTGGAGCCGGAGCAGCCGGATGGCCCGGAAACCTAAGCCGCCCAGACACCACCCACCCATGTCTGCTGAGACCGTCTACGAAGCCCTGCGCGAGACCATCGCGGATCAGACCGCGCTGGACGATGAGCTGAGCATGTTCGAGCTGATCGGCGTGGTGCGCCTGATCGAAGCCGAGCTGATCGAGGCCGCGATGTCCGATGACGACGACGACGCGGAGCCCGGCCTGAACTGATGACCCAGACCCCAGGGCCCCGGCGCCTCGTCGACGTTGCCGATGACTTCTCCAGGGCCCTGGACCAGCTGGAGCGCCGGGCGACCAAGAACACTGTGGCGATGCTGCGGCGCTCCCTGGGCAATGTGCTCACCGACCTGAAGCGGCACTACGCCAGCTACATCGACGAGCTGGGCCCGCAGGGTTTCGACCCGGCACGCAACCCGATCCGCCGGCCCGGGGCCTACAGCGCCGCCGAGGCGACCGCGAAGTTCCGCGCGATCGTGCTGGATGCGCAGCGGTTCATGGCGGAGGAGGAGATCCGCCAGTGGACCGCCAGCTACGAACGCGACCTGCGCGAAGCGGCCAGGCTCGGCGGCGACCTTGGCGCCCAGCTGATGCGCATGGTGGGCCGCCCGCCGGATGATGTGCCGTTCACTG